CACGGACAATCTGGTAGGCGCCACCCTGCTTAGAAATTGCTGGAGCTTGCATCATCCACTGTCGCTTAATTTCTTTGCCGTCCTTATCCTTTTCCCCTGGCGGAACTGGAATACCGCCAGGCAGGGTTTCAACAATCTTACCAGTAGAGTCCCAGACGCTTGCATCAAGTGTTTTAATAAAATAGGAGTGACGTAGGACAAGGCTTATTTCCTTATATTTTGTGACGCCGTACATAGGATTTCTTACAGGACCACCACCACCGCCAAGGCCGCCTGTATCGGTAGGAGTGTATTTGGGCGGCCATACAGCGTATCCGCCCTGATGATACCCCCCAAAGTCTTCTAATAATTTATCTATGCGTGGATGTAGCTCAATGTTCTTAGATTCAAAACCACAAAACATTTCAAAAGTGCCTTTGACCCCAAAATCAAACTGGTTGGTTGTGCCTGGTCCATTTTTGTCAGACTGGGATTCGTAGGTAACGTTTTGTTCGTAGGCGGTGTCGTTAAGCCGGGTGTAAGATATATTGGTAGCAAGATACCCCTCTATGATTGGGGAGGTCTCTAGCTCTGTTACGCTAGTGACAAAGTATTTTTTATTAAGAATGGTTTTTCCGCGGCTATCCATACTCCCGCCACCGCCGAGGATTTCGATAGCGGTGCTAGCGGGTGCGCCACCACCCCCGCCACCTTGTTCAGACCCGCGAGCCATTAGGAAAACACCCCAGCGTTTTTGATTAGCATATCTAATTTATCCATGATGCCTTTTAAATCGGGTGGGTTTTCTAGTTTCACGGGTTGGATGGGTTTGGCCTCTGTGCTGGATGGAATGTCACGCAGTTGTGACGCCTGTGGAATTGCCCCTACTATTTTTTCGGTGGCGGCCTTGGCCCGACTAAATGATTCATTTCCAAAGCCACGGTCTTTTAACGTCTGTTCCTTAGACTTTTGTAACTCAAGGGCAAGTTTCTGGGCGTTAAAGACATCCTCGGCATTTCCAGTGGTTCTGGCCTTAGCGCTGGCGGCGGCCGCCCGTTCCTCTAGTAGCTTCATCTCTGCACCTGATCCTTGGCGCTGAGCCTGTAAATCCTCAATCTGTGGCATCAGCTCAGCCTTGCGATTGGCCATCTCGATCGCCCGGTCCAAACTGCGCTGGGCGTATTTTTCCTCAATCGCCTGCTTCATTTTCTCGGCCTCTTCTTTGCCAGAGATCTGGGACTCAATTAGTTTTAGTTCATGCCGGGCGGCCGCCTGCTCGCTTTTCTCAAAGGCTTTGTTTTCTTCCTCAATTTTTTTCTCGTCTACTACATTCTTTTCCATCCCAGCTCTCATCTTGCGCTCGTCTGCTATGGCTTTTTTCAATTTTTCTTCTCTGTCTTTAAGCGCCTTTTCAAAGCTAGGAGCCATAGTTTCCGTAAGCAGCAATGGGTTTTCTTTAAAAACAGCAGCAGCATCTAATAAAGCCCCAACGACATATGCAAAACCTTGAGATGCTTGGTTTTGAAATGTCCGCAAAGTGATGTTAGCCGCGTCCAAGCTAGAAACCATAGCGTCAGACATAACAATGCTGGATCCGCCAAGTTTTTCAAACTCTTCGCTCGTCATCCTTAGTATCGGCAGAAACCTTTGAAAGTCTTTTGCTAGAAGCTCATTAACTACCTTCAGCTCCTCTCCTGCTAAAGCCCCAGAGCTTACTGCTATGCGTAGTTTATTAAATAACTGCTCTGGGTTAAGGCTTACAAGATCCTTACCCGTGACTCCTATTTTCTCAAATGTTTTAGCCAAATCAACGTTTCCTCCGGCGGCGTCCTGAGCGGCTTTGCCTAGCTTGCCCAGCTTGCTGCCAATCTCCTCAATCGATAAATTTGCTGTGACCCCCACGGCAGCAAGGCGCTGGATACTTTCCGCGCTGATGTTAAAAGCATCGGACACGTCCTGCAGTTGCCCAGCTTTTGCCAGGATATTATCGATCCCAGCAACAAGGCCAGCAAGGCCACCACCTAATCCCGCTAGGCCGAGGGCGGCTTTTCCGAAAGAGGTAATATCTTTTTCCATCCCGCGCAGGCCAGTCATGGCCGCGGCTTTGTTGAGCACTACATCGATCGCTAGTTTGGCCATAAATTTTTAGAATCCGGCGGATTCGAGATCAGCCTGAAAGGCGTAATCCATAGCCCGCCGCATCTTTTCTGCCTGCATGTCAATAGCCTGCTGGGCCTGCCCATCTGAGAGACAATTACTTACCCATGGTACGTGATTAACCATATTGATCCTACCGATCATAAAGTTTTCTGATTGATCGATAACCGTCCCAGCCGCACGTTTCCCCGCGTGCCGCTTTACCCAAGCAGGAACCGCTTGCTGTTCAGTCCCTGAGATATTTGTGCCCATCCGGCCTCTAGTTCCTCCGAGCTTCATAGCACACGCGGCCCATCCGGCCTTGGCTATGCCCACCTTTTTCTGTACTTCTTTTATGTAGGCTTTGAGCTGTGACTTTTCATCTGTGATTAGTAAGGGCTCTTGCCTCTTTAACATCCTTGGTCTCTTAGGTATTGGCCTTAGAGCTTGCTTATGAAAGCTGCCGCTCATAGTTCCAATGTGCGCCTGTAGTAATCCTGATATGCGAAGGCGGACTAAAAGATTTCTGGCTAAATCAAAATCACCTTTTTTTACCATCGCATAAAACGCCCGGCCCGCTCCGATTGCCTGCTTCTCAATCTTGTCGTAAACATCAGCAGGCGTGCGGATCACTTTTCTAATGTCGTCGGCCACCTTGCCTTCCCCTTGTGACTTTGCGCTGTCTTGCTGGCCGCCGATTGCTTTAGATCCTCCGAATGGTTGGGTCTGAAATGCAAGGTTCACCGCCATCAATCTTGCCTGTGCTCTCAATACTTCGGCTGGCGACTTCTGGTATCTGTAAAACTTTTGTAGCGCTAACTGTAATGCGCGATCGTCTACGGTGATTTTCTCAATCACTTCCCTGCCCTCCGGGCGCGGACTGCCTCGATAGCTACCAGCTCCCCTTCGCTAAGTAGATCCACGCTACTGCCTTTCTGCATCGCAAAGGCCACGTGATACCAGTACGCCTGGCCGATGGGCATGTTCCAGACGGTAGCCTCGGCCCACCCAGTAGATCCGCAGACGCTGGCCACAATGGCCAGTGACCAGGGTAAGCCCGTGGCTTCCCGGCCGCTGCTCTGTTTTCTCTCCGGCTGCCAGAGCTGGGGCAACGCATTAAAATCATCGAGGTAGGCGCGAAACTTAGTCGTCTCGATCAAGAACTCACAGCGCCAGCTTTTAAGCCAGTCCCAGAGCAGGCTTTTATTGGACAAGTCTGGTAAGCGCGGGAATACGGATCGGCAGATGTTAACCGCTAGGCGCAGATCCCTAGCACTAGGAAAATTGCCGCCAGTAAAATAGGGAGACTGAGCCACCTCTAAGTTAAACATGTGCCAGAGGGACAGAGGGCGTAGTGGCAGGCCGAGGACGCGATGATCCTCCCTATTTAAAAATGATTCTGCAAAGTGGCGATTCATCGCCGCCTTACTCTTACGTGGCTAGCGTGCTGTTGGGATTATAGACGCCAGTAACGCTGACTTTTACCACATCGCCAACGGTCTTGGTAAAATTCTCTGCCGTTTTTACAAAGGTATTAGAACCAATAACAAAAGTAGCGGGAACGGATGCGCCCGAGCTAATTCCCTCCACGCTGATATTATAGCGCGGGTTATAGTAGGTGGTGACGGTAGGGGCAGTGTTTACAGTGCCGGGATCGATAACGATCTCAGTGAGCTCGCCCGTGATGGTCATAGAAATGTATTCCTCAATGCCTGTGATGCTCGTTACTCCAGTAAATCCTTTGTATGGCATAAATATATTTCCTTAGGCGATGGTGGAGAAAGTAACGGCGGTGTTAGTCAGCCGGGCAAAGTCTGTGTTGGACAGGCGGAGCTCTTGGCGGAAAGCGGTAGCGCCAGATACGCTAGGGAAAACAAAGCTGGCAGGAAGGGTTTCTGTGACCGTCTCGACACGCTTGTACTTCTTAAAATGCTTTACGACGGTGCCATCTGTCCCAGTGATGTAGACGTACTCGTCTGCGTTACTGATATTTTCTGAGATGCCCGCCGTTACCCCGTATGTCATTGCCATATTGATTTTCCTTTAGGTGTCAACTGGGTTGAACAAAGGCGGTAAATTTTACAGAATCTTCCATGACCTTATCGTTAGATCCAGTGCTCTCCTCGCCCAAGTAACCGCCCATAAGGGTGGCCCCAGCTATGGTGGTCACAGCCGTGAGCTTAGTATTCAACCAATCAAAGTTCGTACGATGAGCAGTGACGGTGCTGGCTACTTCCAAAGGCGTAAGGATGGAGCAGGTAAAAGTGACCTTGCGGGTGGTAGCTAGAGATCCTTCCACCACAGGCACGCTGGATTCTGCGTGAACTATGCAGGCGGGTAGCTGTAGATCTGAGATCCTGTGGCCTGCCTGGACGTAAAGCCCGGCGGGTTTACTGGCGGCCGTAAGGTAGGCGGCAAGGCCGTCCTCGCTAGTTAGGCGTAGGCTCATCGCACGTCCTCAGGATCCGCTAACATGAGGGTGCTAATTCCTTGATCCGCCTGCACCCCGGTAAGGCGCTTGGCGACCCCGCCGACGGTGACGATGCTAAGGAGGGACGGCAGGCTGACGGCGCTGGTTAGACAAACAAACTCCGCGTTTTGCGGGTTCACAAATCCGCCCATGCCAAGCTCTGCGGTCTGCTCGCTGGGGGTGTAGACGCCTTGGACGGCTAGGCCGGAAATTGTGGCGGTGGTGGGTAAGGCGGAGATCATATCGGCCACGCCAGTAGTCATGAGTTGTTGGAGTTCGGTCACGTCGTACCCCTTATGTCAAAACTTGCCGTCCCCCTGCTGGCCTATAAATTTAGCAGATGGCTAAGTGGTTTTTTATTTTTGTTTTAATTTGTAGCGTGGCGCTGGGAGCTGATGCGGTGAGTGAAAAGCGGCTAAGCCTAGACGACGGAAAGTGGTGTCTAAAGGGAAAGCCGTTTTCTGGGGTGGCTTTTGTAGCGGAGGGCAACTGGCGAGCGGAGATGACTTACTTAGACGGAGTGCTCGACGGGCCTGTGACAGTGATCGTGGCCAATAAACTATTCTCGCAGTTCAACTACTCCAACGGGGTAAGAAACTAAAGTTGCTTTAGCCAGGAGTTTTCTAGTCCCTCGACTTCTCCGATGGTTTGTTGGACGGCTAGATCTACCCCGCCCCAGCCGCATCCGTAATCGTGCCCGCCGATAAGGCCGCCTGTTTTTACTTTAGGCAGCCAGGCTAAAATATCCGCCTTAACGTTTTCGTAATCGTGGGCGGCATCGATAAAGACTGAATCGAGAGATTGATCGGGAAAGAAATTAGCGCCTTTTAAGCTGGGCATGCGTAAGGAAACAAGCTGGCGGGAGACGGGTTTAACATTGTCCAGAAACTCTTGGTATAGGGTGCCGTTTTTTATGCACTCTTCGCCTGCGTGTTCCTCGCTCCCTTCCCAAGTATCGACGGCGTAGATTTCTATCCGTGGAGATTTGTTCCATGCTTCCACAAGTAGGAAAGCTGTAGACCTGCCTTTCCAGCTTCCTACCTCGACGATTTTGCCGTCGGCCGGACAGGCCGCAACCATTCGGCGATAGACTTCGGCAAAGGTAAACCAATCCTCCCCAAACTCGTGCCCAGCGTGTAAGTGCGCTAGGTGAGTATCCATTTTGTTTTCTTATTTAATTCTGTAGCCACGCGGGTGGCGTGATGGTTCTCCTGGTGAAACTCTGGGCTAGGACAAAAGGCTCCGCGGGTGGCGCCGATATTCTGGATCCTACTTACCCTGGGGAAGATTTCCCCGTTGCCCATGTTTTCACGTACACGCTGGACGCCACCATCCCAGAAAGAATTATTCCAGTTAGGTAAGAGATATTTTTCCCATGTGCTTTTCCACGTAGCCCAGCCCCAAGGGGTGAACCAGTGGCGAAAGCCTGCGACGCTGGGATCTGCATCGGCGCCGTGTTGGTTGTAGGCGGAGATGGTTAGGGTTTGCTTTGGGGCGTGTGTCCGCCCCCACTCCATCCACCGCAGAAAGTCGGGGCTGGGCACGGTATCGTCCTCCAGATGAATATGGTAGTCGCTAACCCGAAAGCCCAGCGCCATGCAGTAGCGGATCATGGCGCCACATCCTAAGCGATCGAGCATGACCATGGCCTGCACTCCCTGCCCTTTACAAAATTCTGCGATCTCTGGAGTTTTATCGGATGGATCAAGAACGACGACGACGTCGTACTCGCTAATCCCCTCGCACTTGGCCAGGGCTTTTAGGGTAATGGCGAAGTAGTCCGGCCTGTTGTAGCCAGAGAGTGTTAGGGTTTTGTTCATCCCTTGAGCAAGGCGTAGGCCGCCAGATTTCCCCCAGTGGCTTTATTATTTTGCAGGGCATCTGCCCCCAGTCCTTCTGGACGGATGCGGATCCCGCCGGATCGCGAGAAGTCTGGCGTATTGCAAACAAGGGTGCGGACTCCGTTTTTCTGCAGTGCTTGGCTCATAACAAAATCGTCCGCAAGGAAGTGGGCACGGCCCACCGAGTCCAGCCCGGCAAACTCCTTGGGACTCATCGCGGGCCAGAGATCTGCGCTGGGCATATCCGAGCGCCGACAGATGACGCCAGCAAAGCCCTCCAGGATCTCGGCGTGACCGAGGTGATCGGGCGCGATGGCGTAGCCTGTGGAGCCTGTCATAAAAAAGCCACAGATGCCGAGCGCCGCTTTTTGCGTTTTGTTTTGTTCGTCGGCGAGCACCTGCAACATCGTGGGACCGTAAAGGATATCGTCATCGCACCAGACGATCTGGGCGGTGGGATCCGTCTCGGCCGCCATCGCACCGATAAACTTGGTGGCGGGGCCGTGGTCTAGGGTTCGGTTAATTTCTAATTTACCAGAATCGGCTAGGGCCTGTATCTCGGCGGGGATATCCCCAAAGCGTTCGCCTGTGCGGGCTAGTTTTTCTGGGACGGAAAGGATGATGCGATCGGCTGGGCGTGACTGGGCCAGCAAGCTCTGGATGGTGGGCATGATCTTACCTATCCGAGTAGGTGTGGTGGTAAGGCCGACGACTATTTTGCCAGGGCGATCGACGGGATCGGGTAGTCGGACGGCTGCGGCCGGGACGGTGCCCTGGGTAATGAGATCTACGTCCCAGCGCAGTGGTGGGCAGGCGGTATCTTTATCACATTTTACGAAAAGCAGGATCCGGCCGAGAGCTGCGGCGGTGGCCTCCTCCGCATCCTTGACGATGTGGATTCGTTTGCCTGCGATCTCAGTGCCCGGATCGGTAATAAAGAGGTATTGAATGGCGGCCGGATTGTCCGAGGTATCCATAAAGAATTTCTGTAGGCGGAAAGCGTCTGCAAATGGGCCGTTGAACACGATGGTGATCTGGCCCCAGTTCCCCCGGAAGTTTTCACGTAGGCAGCGATCCGCATCTGCGGTCTGGCCGACGGCTCGCAGGCACTGCTCGATGAGTAGCTTAGGCAGGTGGCCGTACCACTTAGCGTCCAGATTCCAGATAACACCTTGGGGACGCGGTAACGTCTCGACCATATTAAGCAGGCGGACGGCTTCGGAGAAGTTGCCCTCGTCGATAAGGATGGTGGCGAGGTGGCCGTAGGCTTCGCGACGTGTTGGGCACCGGGCGATGCCCATGCCGAGGTACTTACGCTTTTTAACGTGATCCGCGCACATCACGCCAGCCATGCAGAAAAGCTGGTAGCGTTCCGTCTCGCCTAGATCTGGATGCTCTAGGCCGAGGAGCGTGGGGCCGATGCTCTCTTGGTAGAGGCCGCGTAGGTATCCCTCTTGGGCCAGATAATAAAGATTCATCCCGGTATGTTCTAGGAGCGTGCCGAGGATCCGTTTATTGCGATCGCTAGAGTTTTTTTTGCAGGTGTTAGGCGCGTGAATTACTACGAGGTGATCGGCTAGGCCGACGCCCAAGCCAGGGACGGGTTTGACTCGTTCGTGGACGGCTCGTTCCCAGATGGCTGGGAGGGTTCCGTCGGGTTGGCGCCGGAAAAATCTTTCTCTTCGATTATCCCTCATTCCACTATTTTGGACGTCATACCGGGTGACTAAAATTTCCCAGCCTTCTTTGGCTTGTTCACGGACGAGGACGGCGTCGCGGTGCAGTTTAGCCTGGCCGGGATCCAGCAGATCGTCCGCATCAAACCAGATGACGTACTTCCCTGTGGATAGGTTAAAGGCCATGTTGCGGGCAGCGGCGAAATTGTCGATATGAGGCCAATCAGCATGCTCGGGTGCATTCTGATACTCGCCCCAGACTAAAGCCTCGCCAGCGGCCTCCTGTGCGCAAATACGCACACTCTGCGCATCATTTTTACCGCAAGCGGAGACCACGACGACTTCGTCCCATAGACCTGCGCAGGACTTAATTAAACGGGCGACGAGTTCCCCTTCGTTGGGGCCGACGATGAGTGCTAAAGAAATAAGGGGGGTTTTCATAGTTTTTGAGTAGGGAAGCCCAGCACACCCCCCGATGTGCTGGGCACCCTGATGAATCTCTAACTCTTAGACCAAGCGAACGAGCGAGGCTGTCGATCCACGTCCACATCCGAAGAGCAAGATGTAGGACCGATTACGCGTTCCGAGCGTAGGGTTATAGAACTCGCGCATCTGCAGGCTGAGGCCGCTGACGGGTTCCGTTACGTTTTCGATGGAGCCGGGGTAGTCCGAAGGAACTTCGGGCAGGCGGGCCGCCACCAAAAGCGCTTCCTGATTCGCCGCAAAGCCTTTAGAAATCGCGGATGGAAGCGAAGGATAACTAAATACCTCTATTCCGTTAACCAAGCCGACCGAGCCTGTGCGCACCGTATCCCCTTGGATCTGGGCGTTGGCCACGATCGAGCTGTCGTTCAACAAGCTCGCCTTATTGTTGGGCGAGACGATTGCGTAACGATTGCCTGAGGGCACTTTGTTTCCGTCGAGCACCACACCCATCGAAACGATGGAGCGGTAGCTGAGAACGTCGGCCGCCACGGTCATCGTGGAGGTGTAGGACGCTGCGCTGATGGTGCCGAGCAAGGTATCCACCATGGATTTGCCCAGGGCGTGTGCGGCGGAAGCGGCGAAACGCTCAATCAAATTGATCGAGGAGCTGGCTGCTTCGGAGTCATTGATGGCCACTGTGGAGTGGATCAAGTTGTCCAGCGACACGATGCAATCGGTCTGCGTGCGGTCTCCCGCGACGTAGCCGTTTGCAGTGCTGTAGGCCACCGCGGTTGCCGCGGTAATCAGGTGGGTGGTGACGATATCGCCCTTACGAGCGGAAGCGTCGGAGAAGTCCGAGTAGGCGGACGTGAGGAACGGGAACTGTTCGACAAGCAGGCTGAGCGCCCGTTGGGAAACTAACTTTCCGTTGCTGACTGATGCGAGACTATTTGCCATATATCTATCCTTCTTTCTTGGTTATCGTGCGAGCTGGTTTAGTTTTTGATAAATCACAGCCGCACGACTGGGATTTTTTTCATCGTTGAACTGCTTGAGCAGGTCAGCGCGTGAAAGTGTGGGTGCCACGATCTCAAGGGGTTGTGTGCCTCGGCTGGCTTCGAGATCAATTTTTAAGCGGCTGAGTTCGTTGTTCAGCGCGACGATCTTGGGATCCTCTGCGAGTTCAACGGCTACTTCGGCCACGGCGGGAAGTTCGGCAGTAGCTTCGGTCACAACCTCAGCGGCGGGCGCGGGGGCGGGCTCGGCTACGACTTCGGGTTCGGAGAGCTTGGCGCTCATGGCGGGGGCGACTTCCACAACGTCGGCGGAGGCGTCGGCTTTTAAGAGAGTAAGAATTTCGGCAAGCTGGGCCCTGTCAGAGGTGAGCATGGCGACAACATCGGCCAAGGTAGGCTCAGCCAATTTGGTTTCCAGAGCCGCTGGCGCGGGCGCGGTCACGATCTCCGGCGCTTGTTCAACTTTTGTATCGGTCATAAGCGACTGCACGCTGTCAACCTGAGCGCGAAATACGCCCGTGGGATTGGCCGCGGGATTTAAAACAAGATCGACTGACCAGAGCTGGGACACGTTGGCAAGGACGGTGCCGTCCTTAGCTTCCCTAGGGATCCCAGCGAAGCTGATCGAGAAGCCGATCTGCGTGGGCAAGGTGCTAATGATCTCGCTGAAGTAGGAAAAGCCGTCGTGCGATTCAAAGAGGACGAGATCGGCGCGGACGCGGCCGCCGTCTAAGGCAAAGCCTTCCAGATAGCCGATGATGTTGGAGATCGAGGAGCTGTGGTCGCTTAGTACTTTTACTTGGCCAGCGGCGTTACCTGCCTGGACAACTTGGTCGAGGGTGTCGGCATCGACGACCATGCCATGACCCAAAGCGGGTCCAGCAGTGATTACGGATACTTTACGAAATAACTTTGTTGAGGCCATGCCCGCGCATGGCGTGTCAAAGTGGGGCTACCGTAAGAACTACTTTTTAGGATTATCGCAGGGACTGGTCTAAGAGTTCTTCTAGTTTTTTCGCCTCTTCTGACATCATATAACGTTTAGGAACTATGTCTCCAGTTTGATTCGGGTTATCCGACGGCAGGCGATAAGTAAACCCCCTCTGATCTATGAACCGAGATAGGGCGTCTAAAGTTAAGGATGCCATTTTTTCAAACTTCAAAACATCTGACGAGGCTTTAGTTTTATTAGCCACCGCCGCTTGTTTTTTTGTTCTTTCATCTAAAAGTAAATAGACCGCCCCTAGCCCTTTCCGTTCGGCCCTGACCATTTCTAACTCCATCTGATTTGATTCTTCGGCCATTCTGTCATGATTCTGTTGATCGGCGGCGGCGGCTTGGTTTTGTTGTTCCTGCCCGTAAGCCAGACCAGAACATAATAAACTTAAAATAAGTATCTTAAGCACACCACAAGCCTGCTCCTAGTGGGAGCCGTAGCAACTACTTTTTCTTTTTAGGTTTCGGACGGTACTTACCGATGCCAAGGGCGGAGACGATCATTTCCTGCTCTGCCTTCGTCAGTGTAAAATCCGCATCGTCGCGCATGGTGTACGTATCTGTGGACGGTGCGGGCGCGGGATCTGCAACTGGCTGAGGAATGGTCACGGGCTCCGGCTCGGCCATCGTCAGGTGCACGACTACTTCTTTTGCTTCTAGCGCTGGGGTGACGGTTGCATCCTGCGCGGGGGCAATCGCGGGAGGCGTATCGTTTACGACAGCGGCTGGGGCAGATGTGTTGTTAGGAATAAACTGGATATCAGAGACGGGGATCCCCGCCTCTAAGCACTTGTTTTTAATGTAGACTTGTTCCGCGATCTTTTGATCGACGATCTCCTGCCAGTCGTCGCCACGCTCGGCGCTAATATCGGCCAGGGTGCGGATGCCCAGCTTAAGATCCTCGCGATCGGCGGCGCTGTCCCTGCCTGCATCGATGGTGGTGCGCTGGGGTGTGTGATAGACGGCGTTCCACCATTTATTCATTCCCTTGGGCGGGGTGAGATCCCCGCGTTTGATGGCTTTAGCCAGCGCCCAAAGACGAACGCGGCTGATCATCTGGGTGATGATGGCCTGGGCGACTTCATCAAAGCGGCGCTGAGCTTGTGCCAGGACAAAGCGCTGCGACGGGCCGGACAGATCCGCTTTCCACATGTACTCGTAAGGCAGTCCAAGTCCGGCGGCCGCGGCCCGCAGGTACTGATCCATGTGATCCATGATGTTCTGGGATGGGCGTTCATCCTTGAGCTCTACAATTTTGCGACCTGCAGGAAGGTTCCAAATGGCACCGCCGCCCATAACGTCATCTGTGGTAATTCCTTCGGGGCTGGTACTTTCTGGGCCAAAGAATCCCATGCTACCGTCGCCCTCAAGGGCTAGGCCAATCTGGCCTGAGCGTTTGGCGGCTTGCATGGTGTAGTCCAAAATCTCGTCGCGATCTTGCAAAAGGTTCACACAGGTGACTAGACGTGAGAGGGAGCGGAGTTCGTCCGGGCGATCGCGTTCCGCCAGGACAATAACGTCGGCGGCTTGAACTTCGGTGTAGGTATCGCCGTCGTTACCGCTTTTTAGATAGTAGGAAAGAGGGCGGCCGAGCGGGCTGACGCGTACGCCGTCGATTACTTTAGGATCGCGGATGTTGTTCGGTGTTTCGCATCGGTGACTTTCCACCATCTGAATCATCGGGTAGCCGTCGCCGTTATCGGTCAGAAGCAAAAAGACTTCGTTATCACGGAGCATGGATCGGCAGGCGACTTGTTGCATGGCGGACCAGTCCAAAATCCCGCGGACGTCGCAGGCCAGTGACCAGTTGGCCATCCATTCCTCGGTGGCTTTGTTCCATCCCTCGTCGGAGGTGCGGGCTTGGGCTTTAATGCCAGGGCCGATGGAGTTGCGGGTGATACTATCGATGGCGCCACGGACGACTGGGTTATTATAGTAAAAATATCTGGCCATGCCCAAGACGGCACTACGGGAATTATTTGTGACGTCGCGTCGGGTGTCTTGAGGAGTCGGCTGGAGCCATCGACGACGATGCTGATCTGGTTGCCCCGCACGAATTAGACGGCCGAAAACACCAGTCCAATTCATTAAAATGTTTCCATTCTGTAAAATGGACGGCTGACGGATCCTGTGGACAGGGTGAGGAAGTCCTCCACTTGGGCAGACGTGGTGAAGTCTTTAACTTTTCTCCATGCGCAGTAGGCGAGCTGGGCGACGGTGGATGGGCTCATGCCTGGCTGAAGGGAGTAGCTAAAGGATTTACCCGCGACGCTGGCACTAACCATGACTCGGCCCCCGTTGGTCATGGTGGTGGTCTGATTGCTGGCCATTGCCTCCAGGGCAAGACGTAACGCCACCGGGTCTTTCGCCGCTGTGATCCAAAGGGAAAATATGAGGGCCCGCTCCACAAGGCGAAGAGGTGGTGTCAATCGATTGGCGGAGGGAAAGGCCGATGGCTTCGGCGCTGTTTAATATAGGGCGAATAAAGACGAGTTCCGTCCTATTACATCCCATCATATAAGAACGGATTTTACCTGTCAGGCTAAGGGAAAGTTTGTAGGTATCTTCTAGGTTATTCATACGGGTACGGGCTCCTGTATTGGTGCTGGGGTAGGTTCTTTTATGGTCATGCTTTCAAGTAAAATAAGCTGCATCTTTTCGCAGTCGCCCAAGTGGTTGCCGCCGACTACTTCCCACTGGAGTTCTTTGTGGCCAAATTTCATGCGGCGCTCGACAAGACGTTCGGCGGTGAGCTGGGCGATGTAGTCGCGCCCGGTATTCCGAGGGAGCCACCAATCTCCACCGTCGCGGTCTTTGATTTTGTTTAGATAGAGACGTTCTTTCCAGAGGTTGTCGTCGTACTGGACCATCTTGACCAGGCGGCCGCGGTGCTCGATCGTCTGCTTCACTACACTGGATTTCATTCCGACGGTGACTCCCCTGCCCTTGCTCGCCCAAAATCTGTTTCCACTATTCAAAACAAATTCGTAGACGCCACCTGTCCGGCGGGCCGCGTAGCCGGAGTCGACTAGGCCACCCATGCACTTCATCGTTTTGCCTGGGCAATCTTTGACCGTGTACTCCTCTTGGAATTTTGCAGAGATCGCGTCCCAACCCACACACGTACCGTAATCGATCATGGCCGTCCATCGCTTGCCTGCGGACATTCCAGAGGCGCGGATCAAATACCAGAGTTCGGTTTGCTGTACGTCTACCGTCATGAACATTGAGTCAGGTTCCCGCGGGATCTCGCCCATAATGTATTCTGGTGACGCTTGAATCACGTCCTCTACGTTGCTCGACTTTACGGTGGTAGCAGACGGAGACCACGGACGGGCTAGGTAAGAGTTCACAAAATAGTGCAGACCGCGGGGGCTGTCTTTGTCTTGGAGAAAACGTTGGCTGAGTTCACCCCATTTCTTAAATGGACTATAGAGTGAGTTCAAATGGTAGCTTCGTCGGCCAGGCTCGCCCAAGGCGGTGGGCTTCCAATGGCCAGCGGTGAGCATAGCGGCCTTATGTTCGTGTCCGATCAGCTCCCTGCACCCTGGACACTCGTATCGCGTAGACTCAGCGACACGCTCGTAATTCCAAGAGGCCGAATCTTCATCAAACGCGGCCTCGTCGTACTTAATCCCCTCCCACCCCAATTCTAATTGATGCTTACAAAACGGGCATGGAACCATGTAGACCCTTTTGTCGCCACGCTCGTACTCGGTCCAAATGTTCACACCTCGATCAAGGGTCGGGGTCGATGCCATGACGAAAAGCCAATCGGCAAAGGATTCCATGCGGGCGCCGACGAGCTGGAGGGGCGGAGCTTCTTTGTCGCCCCAGTCTGGAAACTTGTCGATCTCATCGGCAAAGACAAGACCAGCAGATCGACTGGAAAGATTTGCATCAGATCCAGCACCCACCCACCAGACGGTAGCGTCCTTAAATCTTTGTTCGTCCAATTTAATTAGATCGCGATCGGCGGGCATCTTTTCCGTTAAGCACGGATTACACTTAACCAGCTCCAGCCATTTCTCCTGGCTGATACTCCGCGCCAATTTTAAAGAAGGCAGGACCATCATCGATGCCGTCGGGCGAGCGGCCACCCGGTGCGCAAGCATCACCTGAAGGGCCGTGGACTTGCCGGACTGCACGGCAAAACATAAAACCAACTCATGAACGCGAGGATCCGTGGAGGCATCGATTACCTCCCGCAGATAGGGCATGCGATCTAAACTAAACTTACCAGGCTGAACTTTTGAGTAGCGATCGCTGAACTGCAGATTTGATTCCGCCCATCCTGATACCGACCCAAAGCCGGGACGCATGTGCTTCGCACGCGCCTCTTGTTCTGCTTGATGATTATTGACGGCCATAAAATCATGTTCCATGAATCATTCGAGCCATCAGCCGGGTGCAATACTCCGTAATCCATACGTTCACCTCTTCAGTCTTTAACATTTCTAAACGAGGCGGAGCCGTCCGCATCAAGTCATCCAGTCCGGCCCGCATTTCTCTAAACACCCGATCCATCGCTTCAACATGCGTCGATCGTGGCATCACAAACCCAGCGGCCGTCCTAGCACGCTCGTAGTCGTTGTGCCGCTTGATCGCGTTGTCCTGTAGTTTTGGTAAAACCGAAAAAGCACCACGCATCCGCATCGGATCCTTTGCCTCTGATGCTTCAATCAATTCTTTCACGCATGCCCAGACAAAACGGGCCGCCGCGTCGGCGTGCCTACGGTACTCAGCCACACCGGGATCCTCACCTGGTTGGATCGGTTCCATCGATGGGCGATCGGTATGCGTTGCGGAATGAGCGGACACGGCCGCGGCCAACTGCACCCGAGGCGCTCGCTGGCCGTTGACCGATCTCCATGCTGTAGCCTCTGCTAGATTATTAAGAGGCATCCCCTTAGCCACCCACTTGGCTACCGCTTGCCGTGAGCATCCCCACTCCCTTGCTATATCAGTGGCCGTCATAACATGGACGCAACCTGTCAACCTTACCTAGCAGTTAAGTTCCTTACGCGGATTATACGGGGGTCGTTTCCACCGCAGAGTTTCTACTCAAGGAGACTCCTTGTGTAGACCGACCACCTTCTCTTGAGTAGCCACCATGTGCCGACCATGTGTCCGACCATGTAGGTGTGTAAGAGATACAAGATAAGGAAGATACAGATGGAGTTACATGGTCAACATGGTCACTTGGGTATTTAAACACGCGCGCGCGGGTGCGCACGCGCACGCGAGGGTCATTCGCACCTTTATAGCAACCTACCATGGCGACCATGCGCAACCTCATGAAACATCTTGAGAGGGAGCGGGATCGGACTCTGCATGGTCAGACGCATGGTGGTCTACATGGTCTGGATAGATCCTTGTGATGACTATCTCTCGGCTATGGCCCTCGCCTTTAATCGTTAGTATCCGATCACCGAACTGCCTGCCATCAAACCTAGCCAAGATCTTGCCAAAGGATGATCGCTCCTTACGCACCACGTCTTCCCTTTCGGGTATGTCCTCATCCAATACCCAGTGGAATAATCCCTTTTCCCTAGCATCAGCCATCAGAGTAGCTGCCCTGAATGAAGTAGAGGCTCCTGCAAAGAACTGTGTACCCACCAGCTTACTCATGTCGTGCAGGGTATCGTCAGTGCTTACCGTGGCCCGCTGGCATGGATGCACCCCCGTCACCATTTCAATAATCCCACCGATTTCAGCAGACCACCGCGGAAAGGAGCTGTTGGTCTGACTACCGCGTGGCCGCCCACTATTGTCCCAGTGCTTAGCCACCGCCCACATCGCCGCTAAGATAGTTCCTCGCGCCCTTAAAATATCCTCCTCACTAACATCCTTCTTGAACTTTCTGTCCTCAATAAACGCCTCCTTAACATGTAACGCTAGGTGAAGCGTCCGCCTTCTCATGTCTGGATTTACCCTGGCACTGTTCGACGTGATAAAGATCAGCGTGTTCTTATCCACCACAAAACTCTTCGACAATCCCAACAGCCTCCCCTTCCAAGTAGAAGCAGTGATGAACGCCTCCAACGGACTGCTCTTAATTTCACCGCGCCAATTATCAAACACCAGGTAACGATCCCCAGCGATCGCGCACGCACTTAATAATTTAGCCAACTCATCTTGCCCTTTCGAGTCCGGCGGCGCCGTGATCTGCATTGGACCGAACACCGGGCACACCGCATATCTGCACAGCAACGTCTTGCCTGCACCTTCACTGTTAGCGCTAAAGATAAACGCCGGACGCGGCTCCCGCACCGCCAGCAACAGATCTAAAAACGGAGCAAACATCGCGCCCAACGCCACCGCCTTACCTCTTGCATGCTCGGACGGTTCCTCTCCAAAAGGAAACTCGCTAATCAGTTCCAACAGATACGCCTGGGCATCTTCAAAAGCCATATCCCTGGCGAAGTCCTGCGACTCCTGCACGAGCACCTGACTCTCCTCATCATAACCAGTCGAAAGCAGATCCAGAGATCCATCCTTACGGAACACAGGCAAAGGCACCTCTGAATACCCACGGATGGGCCTTAGATGCCTACAAAACTGCGACGATTCCAGAACACCTGCCGACGCCTTGTCGCTTAGCGATGCGTTCTCCTCACCACCCTGCGTCCGCTTGTAAGGCACCACATGAAGCTCCAGCCATGTGTGAAACTTCTCGCTGGGCATAGTTTCCAGCCGTCCGGCCGCCGTCACATACACCGGGATCCCGTCCCTCTGATACATCTTATCTTTAAGGGCCAACCCCAGCGCATCCGCCGTTTCACTCAATAGCTTTCCATTACCAGGCAACTCCACCCGCGTCCGTCCGTCCTTATCATCAGCCGCCTTCACCACCTCCGCCACGTCCCACTCATACCGATCTACCGCATCGTCTGAAGTCTCCATGTACGCGTCACGCACCTTACGGCCCAGCTCAGCCATCGTTTCACCATCACCATACTTGGCCACGTACAAAGACAGATCCGCCTTCTCCGGCCGCCCCTCCGGCCAGATCTTAGACCAATCCAACACCCTCACCCGCCCGCGCTTCGATACCAAGGCCCTTGCTACCAACTCCGCATGAGACTCACCTTGGGCATCACTATCTTGAAAAACGTTTACCACACGCCCCGCTAGAGCAGCCGTGTAGCTGTCACGCCACTTACCTGCACCCATCGGCACCGTCGTCGCCAGCCAGCCCATTTCCATCGCCAGATCCGCATCCTTCTCACCTTCACAAAACCAGACAGGCTCATCCGGCCTAGCGATTAACTCAGGCAGATTATAGAGCACAGGCTCCGTGCCCTTTAACGTCCACAACCACCACCCACCAAAATAATCTTTCGAGGCCGCCTTCTCACCCACCCGATCCCCCTCCTTAGCAGGCCGCCGTTGCGAGAACCCCTTTGGCTCATACCGTAGCGTCTGATGAGCCAGCGTCCCGTCTGCGTTTAGGTAGGAATACGTCTTTACCAGATTACGCTTCGGCTTCGCACCAGGGGCCGCCTTCGGCCGGGTCGATCGCGCCTCACTCGTATCCCCTGCAAACTCGCGCAGAATCTTAATCGCCTCGCCCTGACTCACACCCCGCACCTTTTCGATGAGAGTCACCTGATCGCCGCCATCACCAGTGCCAAAATCCTTCCAGCGTAAACCGTCTTTGCCCTCGTAGATATTGAACGATGGATTCTCATCCCCCGCTCTTATCGGAGAGCACATCTTTCCCGTGCCAGAAGGGAAATTTACAATACCCAGCTTCGCCGCTGTATCCGCCAGGGACACAGTGGCTTTTAATTCTAGGATGGTCACGAGCTTACTTCAGCCCCCAACAACACCGCATCCCGCGCCCGCACAGGATTTTCCAGATCCATCTGACCAGATTCCATGTCTGAGATTAACTTTTTCAGCTCAGCAATATGACGCTGTGCCCGCTCGTACTTTTCCGTCATTAACTCCATCGGCGTGCGGCCGCTCATCCCTGCACCTCATTCTGTAAGAACGCCACTAGATCCACGATTGCCTTCATCTCAGCGAGCAGTTCCCTGTGCTTTTCCCTCGACCAGTTTTCAATCGGGTCACGCGACTCCACCTGCCTATGCCATTCAGAGAAACTGCGCACCACCTCTTGAATTGTGTTCACACCTCCTTGCCTTTCTTCAGATCCGCGGACTACTTCACCCTGAGCGATCGATCGTTTTAAATCCATCGGGGTCAGCTTCTCCACCTCCGCCACCTTCGCCCACTTATCTTGCTCCTTTACCGTGGGCAGCTTTGTTAGAAACAGATAATGCTGGGCACTCAGCCCAGGGCGCCTGCGCTCCAGCGGCACCGCCGCCAAGCTCATCAGCAGATCATACTTACCACCTACAAAATCAAACTCTAGCTGATCGACCGCCTCGTCCCAGTCAGTCTCCTCGTAGGACGCTTTACCGTACTGCATCCAATCCGCTTCCCACCACAGCGTAGCGGTCCGGGCCGCCTTCAGCATCCGGCCCACCTCCTTCCACTGCTCAATCGTCAGAGGCTTATCAAAGACCAACCCATTTGCAGTCATTCGCACACCGGGCACCTTTTCCACCGTCCTGCCTTCAGGATCCAGCCGCTTCAATTCTAGGATTTGCATATTTTCAATACTCCCTTTTGGTTATCAGATTTAGTTTTCTCCACCCCCACCGACGCTCGGCGCCAATGGTTTCCACGTTGAACCGATCGGTAAGATTCCACTGCCCCTGCAGATTTAAAATTTGCGTTCGTACGTATCCCCAGATGATCGCGCCACCATATCGTCCGCTTTGAGAGGGCCGCCACCGTCCAGCCAAACTCACGGGCCGCCGCCCGCATCGATGGCATCCCGTTCAGCGATCCAAGATCACAAGCAAAGCCCAGCGCCCAGCAGGCCATCTTCGTGTTGCCCGGCCGTAGCAAAACGGCCACCACGCGCGATATCGTTTGTGAGAGAGAAATCTTCACCTCTTCAGCCGCCCTTGCCTGCGTCCATTCGTACACGTGCCGGGCACAAGCCAGCGTCTGAGTTAGAGTCGCCCCTGGTATCTGCGCACAGATAATCTCGGCCAACATATCCTCGGGGCCGTCTACCTCACCAGCTATGTCCACCCTGTACGACGCCTCGGGCGCCGATGCCGGATCCATCACGGACTTCATTTCGTTATCTGTGCTGTTCGGCGGTTCTTATAACGCTCTGCCATTTTGTCCCAGTTTATGGTCTTAAGACCCTCAAAATCTGGTGTGTAACTTTTAATAAGAATTTTAGCCACCAAATCTGAGGTTATTGGAATCGCGTAGATAATTTTTTGCCTGCGCTTCTGAAAAGCAGTTAGCGGGGCCAATGCCGGATCCATCACAGACTTCACTTAAATTTCAATCGCCTCTAGTTCCTGAAGGATGGCTAAAGCATCTTCAGTAATGTGATATCTTGATTTGCTCTCACCCGAGTCCCAATCGATATCCTTTAGAAATGGCATATCTTCAAAAATTACTTCGCCGCTGGGAGCTTTTTTGCCTGTCTCTACTTGCTTTAAATGGGTGTAGTGCCCGCTGGCGGCTAAGCCTGATATAATTAATGCTAATCGGTTTTTCTGATTTTCGTTCATTTTAACCTCCCATTAACGCGCGCCCACTTATCAGCCAAATTCTGAACTCGCACCGGGTACTTTTTGTAGTGTCCCCGCAATTCAGGAAATGCTTCAAATAAATGGCTAAGAGATCCGCGGGTAATTAATCGACGTTTAAACATCCGCTCCACTGCCCGGCCCCTTGCCTTCATCTCTTGGATCTGTCCGTTGTAACGGGCCCGCCAGTTGTTCATCTGGGCTTGCGTAGCCTTAGCCGTCATCACGTAGCCGTCCTTAGTGCCTATCACCATCCCGGCGCTGTGCTCCGCCCGGCGGCGCCAGGCACGACGACGGCCCCCGTACAGATCGCATAGCCGCTGGGCCTGCACAGGCGTTTTCCGCCTGCGCAGGGCGCTCACCAGCTTGTTGGGCTTCGCCAGCTTAATCACCGCCAGCTCTCCAGCATTTTCATTGGTAATTGTGAAAGGATGTTTTGTATGTCTTCACTTTCATCCTGATAAATTCTTAGTTTTTTGCGTACTATTTCCCTTTTCTTAAGCCAAAAAATCATATTACTCCATACGCCAGGATGAAAAATACGGATGTAAGTTGAACAGTTTTTTGCGTACAAATTGGCGTATCTAGTCATTCCAAGCTCACTAGGTGGTAGTTCGTTGTCGCTATAGTTAGAACAAATTAAAATTAGCTTTGATTTGCTTGTCTGATACATCTCCGGATGATCAACAACCCCAGTTGCTGGTTTTTCGCCTTCTTGGTTATGTAGAAAAAGGTTTTTGTTAAGGCTTTGAATATACGGAAACACGTTCACAGATTTTGTGATACAAAACTCTTCTACAAATTTGTTTCGGTTCTCAATTATTTCTTCATCTTTAGAAAAGCGTTTATCCGTAACGCCCAATATCTTAGGATATTTATTTACAACCTTACCATCGATTGCAGGCGCCACAGCCATCACCGCCAGCTCCTCAGCATCGGCCATGCCATTACAAACAGCACCACCACCATCATCGGACCAATAATCCGCACCGCTGTATCTAGGATTTCCATATTACTTTGCTCCTTGGGTTTGTTGTTTTTCCTTCAGTAAACTCGTCACCACTTCCTCTAGTCTCGCCAGCCGGGCCTCTAGCCCTTGGATCCGCATATCCCTGGCCGCATTAGCAAAGGCATCGAACACCCCGGCACTCCAGGCCACCGCTGGCTTGCACTCGCCCAGCACCCCTTCCTGTTCCAGATCCCGCACTTCAGTCGGCTCAATCATATTATTTTGTTCCTTTATTTTTGTTACCGTTCAAAAAAGACATTTTTGGAGCAGGCCACGCCAACGGTAAAAAAGGGTTTTTGCGGGCGGGTATAAAGCCCAGGGGCCGCAGGAATTTTTCTAGTAAGGGGAACAGCCGACCTCCGCCACGGATAGAACGTGTGGAGGCCGATTCGCCGTCACCTAGCGCGGGGGCGCCAGGCAAACGACCCAAGGGAAAGGAACGCAAAGTCACAGATCCCACTCTTTGCGGCACTTGTCGATGAACCAGCAGGTAAAGGCCACGGCGAAGACCAGCCCACTCACCGCCACCCCAAACAGCACCGCCCAACCAACCAACACGGCCGCCATACCGAACAGATCCTTTGCGAGCTGATAGTCCATCAGATCGTCCTCATATCGGGCATCCACTGCCCCTCTGGTCCGGCCTCGGCGGCGCGGGGGTGTGTTAAATCTTGCGCATAAAACCAAGCTGCGGTTCCGCGCTGGGGAGGTTGTTCACCGCCGTGAAATTTAGTCGAAGGCGGGACGTTTGCTACGGGCTTGCTACCGGATTCCCCTAACTTACTGATGCTAAGTAGTTGCGCCCGAGAGGATTTGAACCTCCAACTAAGTCGGAGTTCGTTGTACACAAGAGGAGCTTTCATGGTCTTCTTATAGTTCGCTAGGGAAGCGATGCGTATGCTACGCTTGCTACGTGGCCTCTATTTACACAAGAAAAGGTTCGGAGTGCTACTCGATCAGATACAAAGGACCGGGCGGAAAGTGGATGGGCAAGCCAACCCAGTACCGCATTGATTCCCAACTGCACCGAGCGAAGGCACTGGCCGAGGCGGCTAAAATATCCGTAGTAGAAAAACAGCGCAGCTTTAGTGGCCACGATTGGGTTCTTAACCATATCCATAACTGGCCTTCCAGCCCTCTCACCACGTCCCACTACTGTAATAGCTGGAACTGGCTCGAGATGTTTATGGCCGAGCACAAGATTCACCTGGAGGACTTCGGCCCCAGCCAAGCCGAGCTCTACATCACCTGGCGTTGTGCCGATCGACGGCCCGCCGACGCTCACCGCCACCGCTCCGGCCACCGCGTCCACCGTAACAGCGCCTTGCGAGATATTAAGTTCTTGAAGTGGATCCACCGCCAAGGCCGCCTGCTGGGTAAGTGCCAGACTGTTGCCCTTAACGACTACGCCATCAAGCCGTCTGCCCGCATCCGCATTTTCCCCACCTTTAGCCCTGCCCAGATCGCGGCCGTCCGAAATGCCCTGAGCCATAAAGTCGTCCCTAATTGGATGCGAATAAGCTTTGAGATCGGACTGGCCACTGGTTGCCGCCTGCGCGAAACTGCTATCCCTCTGGAGGGGGTGGATCTGATAGGCGGCACTATCACCTTCCCCACTCCCAAAGGAGGTACCAACATGGCCTTCTCCATTCCCATCCCAAAGGCGATCGTCCCACTCCTTTGCGACCTCAAGGCGAGCGGCGCGAAAGTCAGTTGCCAGATCCCGCCCAAAGCTAGCTACTACTGGCGCCAGTTGTTTGATCGAGTTGGATTGAAGACGCACGTTTTTCATTCTCTAAGGGTCACGCGGGTGACAAATCTTCGGAAAGCGGGAGTGCCACAATCCTACGCCATGAGATTGGTGAACCACTCTTCTTCAATGGTGCACCAACTTTATCAAAGGCACGAAGTTGAGGACTTACGGGACTATGTGGATTGCGGTTCCTCCGGGCCCATAGTTCCAGCGAGGACGGAAAAACCCGCCCGTGCACAAGGGGGAAATCTGGTTCGTCAAAAAGCTTTCGCGCGTAGGAATACGAGACTGAATAGCCCAACTGAAATTCCGTTATGTTGAGCGGACAATTATTTCTTACCCGGTCCAGGGCGATCTTAACGGAGGTGGGACTGGTCGGCACCCACTTACACGTAGATTGCGCAAACATTATGTCAAGCGTTTAGTTAAAAATAAAAATATAAAATAATGATTAAGAAAATTAGAAAACAAAACACCAATCTTAGTCTCGACCCAAAGATTAAAAAAATGGCCGTTCTACGAGCTAATCAGGTAGGACAAAGCCTCTCTGCCTACATCACTTTTCTGATTGTAAAAGAGCTAGAAAAAAAACC